GTCGTGATCGGGCCGACCGAGCCGCGCGTCGTGCCGGAGGTGAAGCCGAGGCTGTCGTCGCTGGCCAGATCCATCGAGATCGTGGTACCCGCGCTGAACACGTGTACGGCCGCATACAGGTACTGGCCGGCGCCGACCGCCCCCACCTGCACGACCGACCCGAGACCGCCGGTGCCGGAGACGTTGCCCTTGGTCTTCAGGACCCGGCCGCGGATTCCGCCGACCGACGCCAGCCCGGTGCCTCGGGCGGACTGGGCAGTCAGCCGGAACGGGGCAACCTCACCGACCTGGCCGAACAGCTCGTAGTTGAACGCCCGCACCCGGTACAGGTACGCGACCGACGACTCCAGGCCATCCGGAGAGTTGCTGACGGGCTGTGACGAGCCGCCCAGCGCGGCGAACGCGACAGGGTCGACCGCGTCATCGGCCGCCTGCCAGAGCCCCGCCTGATCGAGCTGTACGGACTCCAGCCCCGCCACGCGCACCCGGCCCGGCTTGGTGACCGTGCCCGGCTTGAACGCGTCCGCGCCGAGGGCGTCGTACTCCATGGCCAGCGTCGTCGAATTCAGATCGCCGGTCATGTCGTAGCCGCCGAACCAGGTCGTGATGTTGTTCGCGGCGAACGAGCTCATCGATCAGGCCTCGGTGGTGCGGGTGGCCTTGTCGGCGCCCTTGGCCGGCTTGGCCGCGGCGATCTCGACGAAGCCGGCGTACACCAGCGCGCTGATGTTCGTCTCGACCGGGTCGAGCCAGGCGGTGTCGCCGGCGTAGCGGTCCTCGCCCGTCTTCGCGCAGGCGATCGCCATCGCCTCGCGGTCGATCCCGAGGTCCCGGTACGGGATGACGACCTTGACCTCGACCATCTCCGGGCCGTAGGTCTCGACGTAGCAGAGGCGGCAGTGTTCGATCGGCCGGTTCCCGGTGCCGATCGCGATCCGGCCGTCCTCGTTCTTGCAAAACTTGATCTCCACGCTGGAGCCCTTCAGGTCTTGTAGGTCATGAGGCTGACGGCGATGGTGGGCGCCGAACCGACCCCGTCGTCGTCGGTCCACGGCTCGCCCATGTCGACCGCGACGACCCGCGCGCTCTTGAGGCCGTCGATGCCGAGGGTCCAGTTCGCGGCGATGTAGTCCGTGATCACGTCGCAGATCGCCGCGGCCCGCGCCTCGGCCGCCTCGGTGGTGCCGTTCGGCAGGTAGACCCGCACGTGCAGATTCAGGGCGATGTCCTCGGACCGCTTCACCCGGCCGCCGGCCGCCATCGCCTTCAGCTCGACCGGGCCGACCATCGCGCCGCCGTAGACGAGCTCGCGGGGAATGTCGCGAGGCAGCGAATAGTGGACCTTCACTCCGGCGGGCATCAGCGGAGCCAGGACGCCGGACTCGCCGACCAGGGCCGCCTTCGCGGCTGCCGCTATGCCGCTCACCGCGGCGTCCCGTGGAACATGGCGCCGCGCTGCGGCGCGTAGGTCAGCGTCCGCGACGCCGGGACAGCGCGGCCGGTCGACCCGGTTCCGGTGGAGCGCCGGGAGTAGCGGCCGTACGCGGCGTCGACTGTCGGGACTCCGGTCTTGAACGGGCCCGGCATGTCGAGCCGGAACGTGCCCCCGTCGGTCATCGTGAACGAGCTGGCCCGGTCCGGCACGCCGGACTTCGGGATGTTCAGCACCGTCCGCAGCCGGACGAACGCCTGCCGGACCAGGTCGACCGGCGGCGAGCTGAGGCCGTACTCGAACTCGATGATCACGTTGCCGCGGCCCTCGGTGAAGATGTCGCCGGAGGTGCGGATGACCGTTCCGTCGTCGGTGACATCCAGGGCGGCCAGCTGCCCGCTGGTGAACGCGACGAACGTGCCGTCCGGGGCGTTGGCCATCTTCACCGACCGGATCGTGCGGACCGACGCGACGGAGCGGCCGGGCGCCGAGTGCTTCAGCACCAGCTTGCTCGTGCCCGTGCCGTCGAGCACCACCCGGTCATAGCGGGGCACGAACGCCTGGTCGCAGATGTTCTCGCACTCCACCTCGACCTCGAGGCGACCGCCGACCAGGTCCGCGGTCGGATAGTCCTCGTTGTCGGCCAGAACCTCGTCAGAGTTCCGGGCCTGCTGCAGTGTGAAGAAGAACCCGCCGACGATCTCCGCGTACGTCGTGAGCGTCGTGGACGACCCGGCCACAGTCGCCGACCAGGTGACCGTCAGGGCGGCCAGCGCCGACTGAGCGGCCAGGACGAACGAGTACGTGCCCAGGCCCGAATGGGTGGCCGTGCCCGTGGTGACCGAGGTGCCGGCCGCGTCGACGACCGCGTACGTGACCGAGCCGGTCGCGTCGGTCGGCACCTCGTCCACCAGGAACGTTGCGCTGAGGGTTCCCGCGGTGCTCTTCGCGATGCGGGTCAGCGTGCTCATCCGGTCCTCACGTGCCCCTGAATCGCCGCCGTGGCCGTGAGGTGAATACCGAGTTCGCAGCGGGCGCCCGCCGGCACGTCGACGTGCTGGAACCCCTTGGCCGCGAGGGTGAACTGGGCCAGCACCGTGCCGGACGCCGACGTGTTGTCGTAGATCACCACGTCCGCGCCGGCGGTCGACGCGATCGAGAAGCCCCGGTACGAGCATGGCCCGTTGAAGACCGTGCCCGTCGCCGTGACGTTGATCGGCCGGGCCTGCGCGGTCACGTCAGCTTCCGGCCATCTGGAAGCGGACCACCAGCAGGCCGTCGGGGATGACCAGGCCGTTGCCGCCGTGGGTCTTGACGACCGCCAGGTGGTCATCAGCGGCCAGCAGCAGGTTCGCCGCGGTGGCCGACAGGGTCATCGCCTCCGGGGTCTCGGCGGCGGAGTCGGTGGCCGCCCACGAACGGGTGGCGACCGTGGTCGCCGACGCGCCGGCCGTGTACCGGGTCAGCGTGTAGACGGAGTAGTGGGTCGCATTGGCGGTAACCGCGGCCGAAGGCACGAAGTTCACCGACGTGACCTTGACCTTGGCCGGCGCCTGCCAGACCGGCCAGTCGTCGTCGGTGCCGAGGGTGGCCTGGCTCGGCACGTAGGCGGTCACCTGAAGGGTGCCGCCCAGCTCCTTGAACTGCATGGACGTCTCTCCTGTGGGCTCGGGCTCGAACGGGGGGAGCAGAGGGGCCGCCCGGGCGCACTGCCCGGGCGGCATCAGATCACTGGGTGCCGCGCTGCATGCCGCGGTATTCGATGACCGCGCCCTTGTAGATGTGGCGGATCTTGTAGGTGATCGTGTCGCTGTTGAACACGCTGCCCACGTTCGGGTCGGCCTGGGTAAACAGCTCCGGCTGCTCGCGGCCCTGATAGAAGCCGAGTTCGATCGTCGGGCAGAGCGCCGGGTCGGCGGTCACGTACCAGTCGTTCGCGTCGGTGAAGTAGTCGACGACGATCGGGGTCATGCCCTGGTGCAAGTTCGGGGTGTCCGTCGGGCCGGCCGGGGTGGCCGGGATCGCGACCGCGGAGGTGCAGATCTGGAAGGCGAGCTCCTCCAGCTCGTTCGGCACGATGAGGAACTTCGGCACCAGCGACAGGATGTTGCTGGTGTCGCCGTAGCCGGTCTGGTCGCGCATCTTCTGCCGCAGGCTCGACAGGTTGGACTGCGACAGCGCGACCGCCGTGGTGTTGGCGTGGGTGGCGTGGAACAGCGCCACCGAGTCGTACAGGGTCGGGTTCGTGGCCAGGAAGTCCCACACGAAGTTGTGCAGGGTGCGGGCCGCGGCCAGGCCGAGACGCTGAGGGATCTTCCGCACGGCGCCGAGGTCGTCGTTCGCGACCATCTCCAGGGTCAGGTCGTCGGTGCCGCCCTTCTTCTCGATCGCGTAGGTGGCCTCCTCGTCCGTCGGCGAGGTCAGCGGCTGGTAGGGCGCCCCCTGGTTGACGACCGGAATCGTGCCGTACCCGCCGACTCGGGTGCGGCGCTGGGTGCGGAAGTCGTTGACCGGCACGATGTCCGAGACGATCTGCCGCCACGACTGCAGCGACGGCTGGTTGTAGTCGGCGATCATCCGGCGGGTGATCGAGTCGCCGAGGACCTCGGCCCACGAGGATGTGGACATGGATTCCGTCGATCGGTCGGCCGAGTCGTAGAGGGAGCCGATGGACTCGCGCATCACGACGCGGTTCTCGTCCTCACCCCAGACCCGCGGCCGGTAGCCGGTGAACGCGGAGTGCGCCTGCTTGAACGACCGGAAGACCGAGTAGTCCCCGGCGAACATCTTGTCGAGGCCCTCGACGACCTTCTCTCGGGACTCCTTGGTGACCTGGGCGGTCAGGGTCGGGGCCAGCCCCGAACGCTCGGCGACGCCGAGCACGCTCTGCAGCGCAGCGATCTGCGCGTCGAGGGCCGACTCGGTGAACCGGTCGGGCAACGTCGCGGCGAGCTGGGGGGTGACGGACGCGGGCAGGCCGGCCGCCTCGACCTTCCGCTCGATCATCAGGCCGCCGAGGAACGAGGCCTTGTCCAGGCCCTCGGGCGCCGGCGGGGGTGCGGCTTCGCTCGAGCGCTGGAGGCCGACCGCGGCGAGGTCCTCGGGCGTGGCGGTCTTCAGCGCGGCGAGCACGTCGGTGGCAGAAACGGCCACGTCGGACTCCTTGCTCTCTTCGGGATCGATACCGCCCGCGAGGACGCGGGTGGCTTTGCCTCCGGCGGCGGGGTCAGCGACCACGTCGGCGGAGTTGACTTTGGTGATGCGGGTGGCCTCCTGCATGCGGCGGCCGCCGACGGTGATCGGCTTCATGACCGTCATCGCGTCGTGGGAGATGCCGACCAGCGGCGGCAGGCCCTCGTCCTGCGCCGTGATCGTCGCGTCCAGCGCCTCCGCGGTGTGCGAAGCCGACGGCAGCAGGACCAGATCGCCGTCGAGGCCTTCGCTGCTGGCCTTGACGTTGCGGTAGTAGCCGACCAGCCCGGAGATCGTCGACGAGCGCAGCTCCTCGGCGGTGCGGTGGTGGTCGTACGCCTTCGCGCCCTCGTACAGCGGCGCCGCCGACTCGAGGACGTTCGCCGGGTAGCGTCGGCCGTTGAGGGAGTCGCCGGCCGCGATGATCCGAACGCCGAAGATCCTGTTGCCGGCAGAGTCGGTGCCCTTGCCCTCGAGGACCCGGCCGTCGATCCGCTCGACACTCTCGGTCGTGGCCACCTCGACCGACTCGGTGGTCTCGTCCGCGCCGCCGTCCAGCATGTCTTCCTCGTCGACGGCCGGCATGGTCGGGTCGCCGCCGGCGGCCGGCACGTACCAGGTCTGCGCGACGACCTCGGTCGGCTCGCCCAGCTCGGCCTCGCCGGTCGTGCCGGTCTCGGTGAGGGTGTAGTCGGCCTGCCAGGTCTTGCCGTCCCACTCGAAGACGACCAGGCCGTCGGTGAAGTCGCAGACGTAGCCCCATGCGTAGCTGCTTTCCGACTGGACCTTCGCCCACTCGGTCACCGCCCGGCTCAGGATCTCCCGGGTGTCGCCGGTCGATCGCTGCCCGTCGATCGCCTCGTGTGCCTTGCCCTTCACTGGGGCCTTTGCGGGCGCCTTGGGGGCGGCCTTCTTCGCGGGTGCGGCCTTCTTGGTCGGCAGGGACTTCGCGGCGACCAGCTTAGCCAGCAGCTTCGGCGTCACCTTGCCGTTGGCCGGCAGGCCGAGGCGCCGCTGCGCCGCCTTGATCGCCTGCGTGGTCTTCGGGCCGAGCTTCCCGTCGAGGACCAGCTTCTTGCCGCGCGAGTCCGTCAGCCCGAGCCGGGTCAGCGCCGACTGGAGCTTCTTGACCCGCGGGTCGCCGCCCTTGCGGCCGTAGCCGGCGCCGCGGCCGGACTTCGCGTCGAAGGACAGCGAGCCGTCGTCACCCGTGCGCTTCTTCTTGCCGGCCGACTTCTTCGACGTCGACTTGCTGGAGCCCGACTTGCTCGACGAGGAGCCGCCACCCGAGGTGAACTGGCCACCGCCCGCAGCGCCGGCCGCGGCGCGCGGGTGCAGCTCGCCCTGCCAGACCGACGCCGCGTCACGGTCATCGTCCTCGTCCTCGTACCAGGACTCCAGAACGGCCTCGACCGCCTCAGCGACCTGGTCGTCGTCGAGGTCCACGTCGTCGACCGCTTCGGTGAGCGCGGCGAGGATCTCGTCCGCGTCGTCCGGGGCGGCCTCGCGGACCAGTACGGCCGCTTCGTCGATCCAGCTCACCGGTTGGACCGCCGCTTCGGCGCAGGCTTCACGGATCCGCCCTCGGGCACCACGACCTCTTCGGGGTCGCTTTCGCCGACGAGGACGGGCTTCCCCTTGACGATTCCGCCGTTGGCCAGCTCGCCGATGAACTCGAGCTCGCCGTTGTTGCGGATCAGCGTCCACTGGCCGTCGTGGGTCTGCACCGCCTCGCCGTCAGCGACGGGGACCACGTCGGTGATCTCGCTCTGCTTCATGCCGAGCCGCTGGGCGATCTCTTCGATCTCGCTCATCTCTGCCTTCCTCTCAGCCCGGTCCGACGGGATTGGAGCCCTTGGTTTCGCCAGGCCAGATGCCGAGCACGCTGTGGTACCACTCGCTGGCCGTGCGGTCCGCCCGATCCGTGCTCATGTACTTGGCGAGGTGATCGCGCAGCGCCGTCCACGGATGCGGGTGATCGATCCACTTCTTGAGCCCGGCGCCCTTGGTCCAGTACGACTTGAGCTGCTCGCCGCCCTTGCCCTTGCGGGCCTCCCGGACCAGCGCCTCCTCGACGACCTGGGCCACGTCGTCCGGGTTCGCATCCGGGGTGTCCAGCTCGTGCACGTACGGCACGCCGACGTAGTCCTCCCACGCCTTCCGCGCCGCCGTCGCCGCCGCGCCTTTCGACAGGGCGCCGATGTTGACGAGGTTCTCGAGGCCGGTCGACAGGTTCAGCAGCACCTGCGCGGTCAACTGCGAGTCCGACGCGGCGATCTCCGGGCCGGTCACGATGACCGCCTGCGACGCCGGGATCTGCGTGACCGCTCCCGTGCGCGGATCGGTCGCCTCCACCATCGCCGGGAGCCGGCCCGCGGCCACCGCCCGGTCGACCGCGTACCGCACCAGCTCGGTCTCCTGCGCGAGCCACGTCTTCTGGATTCCGCCGACCCGGCGCCGCACCGGCTCGGCCATCGTCAAGCTGGTGGCCCGGTTGGCGTCCTCCGGTTCGGCCAGCCACGTCTTCGCCAGGCCCGTGCCGGAGGCGATGTTCGTCAGCACCGACCGGTTCGCGGCCGAGTCCTCGGCCGCACCCGACGAGACGGTCTGCGGCTTCCACGTCACCGAGGAGTTGTGCACCTCGACCGACCCGGACGGCGGGACGTGCGTGCCACCGCGGCCCTCGATGAACTTGTCGACCTCCGGCTGGCCGCCCTCGACAGTGACGTCCCAAACCATGTACCGGGCCAGCGCGGTCCGGTCGATCAGGTTCGACAGCACGGTGTCGTAGCTGTCCAGCCAGTCGAGCACCGGCGTCAGGAACGGCATGCCGCGGGTGTCGGTGTCCAGGGTGCGCCACGGCGCCCAGAACATCGCCTCGCCCTCGCGCAGCCCGGTCTCGTCGTTCACGCGGGCCAGCTGCAGGATCCGCTCGTCGCCGCCGGTTTCGAGCGCGGGAAGGATCGCCTGCGCCGGCCACAGCGGGTTCCCGCCGCGGCACCGGATGTCCTGGATCAGCGCCGGGTCGACCGGCGCGAACCGCACCACGCCCGACGTCGGGCCGACCAGCAACTCGTACAGCTTCTCGCCGAGCAGCAGCTGCGAGCGCAGCGACACTTCCTGGATCGCGCCGAGGTTGTTCGCCGGGTCGTCCCAGAACTCCTTGACGACCGCGGCGACCTGATCGTTCGACGCCTGCCACGTGACGCCCTTGTCGCCGACGCAGAACGCCGTGTAGGTGTCGATGATCGCCGTGGCCATCGGATTCGACCGGTACGCGGTGACGCTGTACGTGCGGGACTTCTCCCGCGTCCAGTACGGCACCTCACGGTTGCCCGCCTTGCCGGCCAGCCGGTACCCGGTGTCCCCGTCGATCGGGTCGCGGCCGTACGAACCGAGCATGCCGCCGGTAGCGACCACCTGATCGGTGGTCGCCTCGACAACACGGGCAGCCCGGCGCGCCGGGACCAGCAGCGGCCTCATGCCGACTTAGCCGCCGCAACGAGTCGAGGAGGCGCCGCCGGGGCCTCCGCCGCTTCGGCCGCGGCGTGGGTCTGAGCGATGTACGACAGGCCCACCGCGACCAGCCCGCCGGCCAGTACCGACCACCACCAGTTCCCGGTCAGCCCACCGACCGCCAGCACCAGCGCGAGCAGCCCGGCCAGGCCCACAAGGTTCGCGGCCAGACCGTGAGGCAGCCGGGGCACAGCAATCCGGATCTCCATGCGGGGACTCCTCACAGGCTCAGCCGGGATGTCGGCCGGAACAGGTTGGTCGCCGCGGCAGTGGCGGCCCGGGCGGTCGCCGGCGGCAGAGGCTTCTCGGCGGCCGGCATGGTCTGCGCCGCCTCGAGGGCGAGCACACCGCCGATACCGGCGTCGATCTTGGCCCGGTCCGGGCCCTTGACGAACACGTACTTGGTGCGGCCGTCCTCGTCCTCATCGCGCACCCGAACCTTTCGGCGGTGCATCGCGAGCACGTGCGCGGTGTACGTCGACGAGCCGTCGTGGCTGTAAGCCCGGTTGTCGATGGCGGTCGAGAACCGATCGCAGGCCCGCCACATCCGGGTCGGCTGGTTCGTGTCGAAGAACAGCACGACCTCTTCGCCGAACTCCTCGGCCCACAGCTCGATCTCGGTCTGCCACTTCGCCGGGTCGCACAGCATCCGGCCGATGTCGTAATACGCGAACGTCTCCCGCACCCGATCCCGGATCTCCGACCGCGGCACCCGCCACGTCTTCGGGGCATCCTTCGGCCGCGACCACACCTCGATCTCGAAACCGTGCGGCACCCCGGTCTCGGGATCCACCCAGGTGCCGATCAGCGCGGTCGTGTCATCCGACAACGAACCGTCGAATCCGAGCCCGATCCGGGCGCCGGCCGGGACGACGATGTCCGCCCGGGTCAGCTTCCCCCACACCTGCGTCGGCACGGCCTTCGTGCGGTCGTCGACGTTCCAGTTGAAGAAGAACCGCGACGAGTCCTCCCACGGCGTGTCCTGGTCGCGGATGTCCGCGATCAGCCGCGGGATGTTCACCCACCACGAATCGCCGTACGCCACCCGCAGCGCGGCCGCCAGGGCCTCGTCCGAGTCCTTCTGCCGCACCTGCGGCGCCTCCACCGCGTCGCACATGATCCCGGCCTGCCCGGCCTGAATCGCCTTGTGCGTCAGCTCGGCCACCGAGCCCTCACCCGGCACGAACGAGTTCGTCGTCTCGTACGTGCGGCCGCCCATCTTCGCGACGTTGCGGCGCAGCGTCCGCGCCAGCTTCACGCCACCGTTGCTCGGCAGCCACAGGTGCGTCTCGTCGAGCGTCGCGTCCGTGATCGGCTGCCCCTCGCGCGAGCCGGCCGACGCGGTCACCGGCTCCAACTTGCCCGGCCGGTTCCGCAGGAAACAGCGCGTCAGCCCGACGTCGATCTCCAGCTCGTCGGCGGCCCTGCCGTCGTTCGCGGTGAGCAGCTCGTAGATCACCGAGTACGTGTTGTCGGTCTGGTCCTCCGACACCGCGGCGATCTGCACCCACGGATTCGGGTCACCCTTGCGACCCCACGGCCGGCCCACCGGCTCGCCGGTCGCGTCGAAGCCGTCCGGGCGGACGTCGCCGGCGAGGGCGGCTATCCCCTTGGCCGCCTCGACCGGCGACTTCCCCCACCCCTTCGACCGCCGCGAATAGCCGCGCCGGTAGACGAACTCAAGCGTGACCGGGTCGAACGTGTACCACTCGACGAGGATCATCGCCTGCTCGTCGGTGAAGATCAGCGGCTCGGTCGTGTCCCGCGGCGACGGCAGAACATCCGCCCACCACTCCAGCAGGTTCCAGCCGAGCGACGGAAGCTCACCCTCGGACTCCGGGCCACGCCACGGCATCGGCTACGCCGACACGTCCCGCAGGTGGCCGTAACGGCCACCCGGCTTAGCCGTCTGCTCCTCCTCGGCCGGCGGCGTCTCCGTCTGGCCGCCGCTCACCTGCAGCCGCAGCCGCAGCCGATCCTCCGGCGTCGCCCCGAACTTCGCCACCCGCAGCCTCAGCTCGGCGCCGACCTTCGCGTCCCCGTTCCAGAACGCGGTGTGCAGCAGCGCCGTGTCGACCAGGAACCGCCAGTCGGTGTCCGTGAACGTCTTCGCCTGCGGCGACAACCGCCAGATCTCCCACCACACCCGGGTCTGCTCGTGCCACGGGTAGCCGTCCGGCAACTCCGGGCCGCGGGCCTGGCCATCGGCAATCGCGTACGTCGTCGGGGCCGGGTCAGCGTTGCGCCGGCGCCGCTTCTCCGGGTCCTTCGGAGCAGGCCCACGCCCCATGTCGGCCCTCCCATCAGGGAAAAGTCAGCAACCCGTACACAATCGGAGGGGGG